ATCAAGAAATCTGCAGAACCGCAGAAGAAAGAGCCTGCCAGCAATGTGATTAAAGGCAGGTTTAAGATTGCCAAGTCCGACGACGACAAGCACCTGGCATTTGGCTGGGCGAATGTGGCTATCCGTGCTGACGGAGAAGAGATTGAGGACTGGCAGGAGGACATCATCGAGCCGGAAGAATTGGAAAACGCAGCATATCAGTACGTGTTGCTCTATCGTGAAGGTGGAGAAATGCACGAAAGAGGCGGCGCTGCAGTCCTGGTTGAATCCGTGGTATTCACGGAAGAGAAAATGCAGGCAATGGGAATCCCGGCAGGCACTCTTCCGATTGGTTGGTGGATCGGCTTCAAAGTAACCGACGAGGATGTATGGGAAAAGGTTAAGGACGGCACATATCCGATGTTCTCAATCGAAGGAGAAGCCGAGAGAGTCGAAGTAGAAGATGAAAACACCTTGTAAAAATGGGGCGTATTGAGTTTTTCAGCAGTCTTAACCTTATAATTCCACATACGAGAGTGTAATAAGGGCATAGGTAGTTCACATTATGGAGACAAATCTAAGCAAAAAGAACAAATTGATAAAACAGATCAGCAAGGCATCCGATATGGTGCCTTTTTCTGATTTCCTGCTCGAATTTATGGACCGCTACGGTTTGAATAACCTGCGAGAGTCCACAGTAGAGCAGTTAGAAGAGTTTATCAGCAACAGAAACATCATTCCGTTATTAGGAGAGGCACCGCAAAGGTGCCTTTTTTAATATAAATCTTGCGGAAAGGAGGAAGCAAAGTGGCAACAAAGTTAAAAAATCTCAGAATCAGCAAGGTTGATTTTGTAGATGAAGGTGCAAATCCGGATGCTCACATTAAGCTAACAAAGAGTAAAGGCGAAAAGGGGCAGTCCACAGGAGAGAATGGCGATAAGAATGGTTTTGTCAGCCGATTGTTCGGTTTCATCGGCAAAAAGGCCGGCATGAACCAGGAAGAGATCGACAGTGCAGTAGAGGAAGTTCTGAAAGGCAACTCTGTTAGTTTCAACGAGCGTTTCAATGAAATCAAGAACAGAAAGATTGCTGATGAAATTTGGGATATATGCTACGCACTGCAGGCAAGCCTCTGTTCGATTCTGAATGATGAGGAGCTGGATAGCACCGGCGCAGCAACAGCGATGAATGAGAGCCTTGACGAGTTCACTGCAGTAGTGAAGGAAGCGATTAGCAACTGGTCCGGCGGAAAGGTAATCAACATCGTAAAGAGTGACGAGGTGACGGAGAGTGACCTGGCAATGATGAAGTCTGCGGCTGCAAGGCTGAATGACAACATCGAGAAGGCACAGACCGCCGCTGGAAAGCCTGCCGGAGAAGGAGACGATCCGGAGGTAGACACAGAGGACAAAAAGGACCAGGGCAAAAAGAAACAGTCGAAAGGAGACAACGAAGATATGAAGATCGACAAGAGCAAAATGACCCAGGCTGAGCTTCTCATTCTCGAAGATATTGAGAAGAGATACGGCGTGGCAGACGACCCGGCTCAGACAGAGCAGACTCCGGAGGGAAAACCTGCGGTAACAAAGTCTGTTGAGAAGCCTGAGCAGAACCAGGAAACACCTGCAGATGGCGAGGACATCTACAAGGGACTCAATCCTGCTGTTAAGGCAGAAATCGAAGCACTCAGAAAGTTCCGGGAGGATGCTGAGAACAGAGAACTTGAAGCCGTAGCAGGCAAGTATGAAATCATCGGCAAGAAGAAAGAGGAGCTTGTACCTATGCTCAAATCTCTCAGAGCTACCGGTGGAACTGCATACAACGATATGATCGCCGTTCTTGATGCCACCGTGGAAGCGGTCAACAAATCCGGCGTTTTTTCCGAGGTAGGCAAGTCCGGCCACGGCTCTGTGCACGTAAGTGATGCAGAGGGCAAGATCGAAGGTATCGCCAAGAGCTATATGCAGAAAGAACCTTCCATGAGCTATACGGATGCGCTGGCTAAGGCTTGGGAAGATAACCCGGACCTTATGGACGCATACGACGCTGAGGAAGGATTTTAAGGAAGGAGGAAAAGACCATGGCAAAGAGAAACTTCAACGGCTCACAGATTAACCAGTCTGTGACAATCGCAGAGCAGGCCGGTGCTGCTATCGACGATGTGAGAAACCTCATTCTCAAATATGACGAGAATGGAGATGTAGTCGTAGCAACCGACGGCACAGCACCTATCGTAGGCATTGCAATTATTGAGGCAGGCTATAACGACATCTCCGGAGCAGAGTCCGGAAAGGTTGCAAAGGGCGACCAGGTAGATGTTCAGATTAAGGACATCGGCTACATTCTTGCTGGCGGAGCCATCAAGAAGGGCGAAGAGGTAACTGCAACAGCAGGAAAAGCAACAAAGGCAGCTGACGGAGATTATGTGATCGGCGTGGCACTTAGCAATGCGGCTGAGAATGACTACGTGAGAGTTCAGATTTCCAAGTATCAGAAGAACGCCGCAAAATAAAGAAGGAGGAAAATGGTAAATGAAAAGAACAGCAAAGAGCATCCAGGCAGACATTGCCAAGGGTGCTTTCAGACCACACACAGCGCTTTCTACTATGGCGCTGGCTTATTATCAGCAGGATTCAACAACCCTTGCAAAGAATATGTTCCCGGTTTGCCCGGTAGGGTTATCCTCTGACAACTATTATGTATTCGACAAAGAGGATCTGTTACGTGATAACTGGCAGAGAAAGCCTGCATACGGCAAGGTTGACCCTGCAGTAATCTCTGAACACACAGAGACCTATGCTTGTACAGTAGATCAGATGATTATGGGTATCGACTCCATTCGTCAGACTGACCTTAATCGCCGACAGGGACCTCGTACTGCAGACCCTCGCCAGCAGAGAACTAAGGTTATGGCAGCACAGGCAAACATCCACCAGGATTCGGATTTCTCCAAGTCCTTTATGAAGCAGGGAGTATGGGCGAATGAAGGACAGGGCAAGGATGATACAGCTGTTTCCGGAAATGAATTTATCAAGTTCAGCAACGGCAACAGCGATCCTATTGCATTCTTCGACGCAAAGAAAACCGCCATGAGACAGGCAACCGGACGTACTCCTAACAGATTAGGACTCGGCATCAACGTATTTAATGCGTTGAAGGTACACCCTGCGATCCTCGAAAGAGTGAAGTTTGGCGGTACAACTGCAAATCCTGCAAATGTTACCGAGAATGTGCTTGCACAGCTCTTCGGAGTTGACAGAATTGTTATCGATCAGACCGTGCAGAACAAAGCCGGTTTAGGCCAGGCTGCAAATATGCAGTTCATCGGCGATCCTAACTCATTCCTGTTAGCGTATGCAACAGATACACCTTCCATCGAGGAGCCTTCTGCAGGTTACATCTTCACTTGGGATATGTTAGAGAACGGCATCTTACTTCCGGTACTCAACTACCCGGGCGAGGCTGGAACACATTCTGAGTTTGTCGAGGGTCTTATGGCTTACGACATGAAGAAAACTGCAGATGATCTTGCATTCTTCGGTTACGACGCAGTGTAAGGAGGTTTCGCCATGAGATTAATTGCAAAGAAGCCTTGCAGTTATGGCGGCCAAAAATTCTTCATTGGGGATGAAATCCCGGCAGAACTCGTGGTAAACATCGAGAGAGAAGAAAAGCTCGGCGTAATCTCAGCCGCAAATGACGAAGCAGGGGTACCGGAACAGTCCGGTGCCCTTTATTCGCAGGAGCAGGTGGACGAGATGATCGCCGATGCAGTCGCCAATGCAGGCAAAGGATTTACGCAGGAGCAGGTGGACGAGATGATCCAGTCCGCAGTTGCAGAACTCGAACCGTTTGACTCTGACAATGCCGGTTTTACCGTGACAGTCAAGGGCGAGGGCGACAATGTAACAGCGGTTTCCTGCAGCGTAGAGGATATTCAGTCTGTGGTCGATGTACTGCAGATGAATGCGGACGACGGCGCAAAAGCAGTAGCCAGCGTACAGTCCGACAGCGTTCTGATCTTGCTTCACGCCTTAGACACACGTGCTACGGTCAAGAAAGCGGCTCAGAAACAGCATGACACTTTATTCTCCGCTGACGGCAATTCAAACGAATCCGTAGGCGGTAACGCAACCACAGACAGCAATACGGAGGGAGCTGATACCTAATGTCAAAAGGTGCATACACATATGAGCCGGGAAACATCACGGAGTTTGGCAAAGACCGTATGAGGTTTGAGCTTGGAGACACGATGGTAGAGGGCCTGGCAGATACGACGGCATTGACCGACGAGGAGATACAAGCGGCAATCGACGCATACCCGAAAAAGTGGAAGCGTGCGAAGCTGATGCTCCTTGAAAGTTTGTGCCGTCGCTTTGCGTATGAGGTCAATACAAAGACCGGTCCTCTCAGCCTGGATATGAACGGCAGGGCGAAACTTTGGAAAGAAGATTACGACAAGCTGAAAAAAGAGGTCCAGGCAGAGTCGGTGTCAGTGCCACGGTTTGGAAATGGGGTAGATGGTCCGCCTTACTTCCATACCGGAATGCACGAAAACGAAAGGGTGTGGAACGGATGATAAATGCGAGGTTTATGTATTTAAGGCCGGGAAACCTATTCAAGGATTTTGTTGTCGAGTCAAATACGCAGGTTGTAACAGCGAGCGGAAGGGTAGCAAACGCACCGAAGGGAGACGGCTCAAAGATCATCAGAGGATGTCTTGCTGAGTCCACGAAGGAGCAGAAGGAATCTCATTCAACGAGAGACCGTGTTTGTACCCATACGATTGTGCAGGCAGGCAGTCCGGAAGCAAAGAAGTCCGATAAACTCATACTCGGAAATCGCACGTTTTACATTATCGACCTGGACGAGGTGGGGAGCTTTGGTATATCCACAATCTACTACGCCGAGGAAAGGAAGGATGTCAAGTGAAGCTGTGGAACGATGGAAAAGCAGGGAGTGCAGGAAGTGCCATAAGGGCAACAGTCAAAGGACAAGTAGCCAAAATCAACCGGCAAGTCGTAGCCAGGGGCGTTAGGGCAGTGAATGCTATGAGGAACGCAGAGCTGGAAGTGCTAAAAGGTCAGAGAAGCGGGCGAACATATCGCAAACCGCACAGCAAAGCGACCTACACAGCTTCGGCACCAGGAGAACCACCGGCAAGACGTACAGGAAATCTCCGTATGCACTGGAATGGCCAGGTAAAGAGCGAAGGCGGTACCGCTGGTGGCGGAGTCCAAATCATTGCAGAACTGGAAAGCCAAGAGAAGTATGCTGGCTACCTTGAAAACGGAACGAAGAAAATGGCAGCAAGACCATTCGTAGACAAGATCAAGGAGAAGGCAACCCCGGAAATTGAGAAAATTTACAAGGAGCCGTATGGCTAAGGAGGCATGATATATGGCACTGGTAGTAAAACAGCCGATAGCAACCTTCGATTTGAGCGAGATTGCCAGGGGCGATTTGGTCTATGGCAAGCATCGCACATGGCCGGAAGGTAAAGCCGGATTTGTAACATCAGCCACCGAGAAGGAGCTGATCGTCCAGTATCATCCGGGTATCGGCAATGTAACTAATCACTTTCGGATTCCCATTGATGAAGCGGTAGGCGGTCAGTGGGAAATCCGATATTCACATGATATGTCGGAGGTCAAGACCTACGGCATCGAAGAGCAGGGAACTGAGGAAGGAGCGACAGAGTGAAGCTGGAAGAACTGATTCAGAAAAGGTTCGTCAGTACAGCAGCACTTACAGAGAGGCTTACGACCTACAATGGTGTGCCTGCTGTTTTTAGTTCGGAAGCACCGGGCGACGAACAGGAAGGGTGGGGCGGTGAAACGCAGTACCCAATGGTAACTTACAACTACGACCTGCAGGCAAACGAAGAACGAAACAGCGCCGGCAGTCTTTCGGTATCGGTATTCTGTCAGAATACGACAGATGTATTTCCGGAGGACATATCGCCTATCGTGAAGGAATGTCTGCGTGATGTGATCCTTCTTCCGGAAGGCGGTACACCATACTGCTTTACCTGGGCGAGAACGGATGCGTTCACTATGGGCGAGGACGCAGGAAAAGCCGGTGTTGTAATCGGCTGTGAAGTCAGATTTGACATCCTGGAATATCCGTCTATGGAAACGTCCGATCCGGACCCGGTAATGGCGGTTGATAAGTACATCAAGGAATTGTACCCGAAATGCCTGGTGATGGGGTATGACCGGATGGAGGAAATAACCGAAGCCTCAGCGGATCAGCCGGTGGTTTACTGCAGACTGATTTCATCTGAGAAGCAGGAAGAAACGAATACAGTAGCCTGGATGGACGGTAGAATTGCCGTCCATGTTTTATGTCCGGAAAGCACAGTGAGATTGAAGATGGCAGCAGATATTGCCAACCACCTGTCACTAGACGGAGAGGTAATCATGCTGGACTATTCGCCTATGTTCATTAAGAGACTGCAGGTGAATTACAAATCTGACTACTTGAAGGAAGGCCAGGTATTCATCACAGGTCACTATGGATTGCTTAGGTACAAGGCTAAGCCTCATGTGCTTACGGCAGCTCATGGAAATTACAGTTAAGGAGGTAAAGCATGGCTAAGGAAACAGCAACTCCGGCACCTGCTGAAACAAAGGCAGAAAAGAAGCCGGAGAAAAAGGCCCCTGCAGAGTCCGTTTACACAGTAAGCGAGCTTGCAGGCAACGCAAGAAGCGTATTTGGCACAATGCAGGAATGTGTTGTAGCCGCTCTGAAAACTGACGGCAAAGCCGAGTACACAGTATCAGAGGCAAAGGAAATTGTAAGCAAGTTCTTACAGAAGGAGGTTAAGTAGAAATGGCAGGAACATTCATTTTAGGCGAAACTAAGGTGCGTCCTGGTACCTATTTCAACATTCAGAAGAAAGGTGGAAACGCCGCCGCCGGTGTTATGAATGGTGTTACCGCAGTAATCTTCCGTGCAGATTTTGGTCCTCTCAATGAGGCAATCGAATTATCTGCAGAGGATGGCTACGAAGGAACATTCGGTACCGCACTTACTACGGACGCAATGAAGGAGGCAATCGCTGGTGGCGCAAAGACGATCATCGCCTGCAGAGTCGGTAACGGCGGTACTCAGGGCAGTATCAAGTTGCAGGACAGCGAAGCCACAGATGTAGTAAGCATCACAGCCAAATATCCAGGAGCAAAGGACTTTGTAGTAACAGTCCGTGAAAAGCTCTCAGACAGCACTCTCAAAGAGTGCATTTTTTATGCCGGTACAACAGAGTTTGAGAAGGTAGAATTTGCCGCCGGAACAGACGAAGCTAATGCCCTTGTGGATGCGCTGGCATCTTCCAAGAATTTCAAGGCAGAGGTTATCAAGTCCGGCACTGTAACATTACAGAACGTGTCTCAGTCCCAGTTTACAAAGGGAACTGATCCGCAGGTAACGAATGGGGACTACTCCAATGCGTTTAAGCAGGTAGAGGCGTATGAGTTTAACACAATCTGCGTCGATACCGAGGACACTTCGGTACATCTGCTTCTGCAGAGCTTCATCAATCGTATTTTTGATGCGGCATCCCTTACACAGGCGGTTGTTGCTGAGAAGCACACAGTAGACCTGGAAACAAGGGAAGCACACGCCGCTTCGTTCAACGACGAGAAGATGCACTACGTTCTCAACGCCCATGTGAATGAGCAGGGTACGGAGATCGACGGTTATCAGACTGCAGCACGTATTGCCGGTATGATCGGCGCAGTAGCAGCAAACTCTTCGCTCACTCATACAGTAGTCAGCGGCTTCTCCGAGATCAAGGAAAAGCTGACAAACACTGAAATGATTGCTGCAGAGAAGAAAGGTTGCCTGGTACTCAGCTATAACAAGGCCAAGCAGGTGTGGATTGATAATGCGATCAACACCCTCATTACGCCGAAGGACAACCAGGACGATGGCTGGAAAAAGATTCGCCGTGTTAAGACTCGTTTCGAGCTTATCAGACGTATCAACACCACTTCTGACAACCTGGTAGGCAAGGTAGACAACGACACCAACGGTCGAGCAACTGTAATTTCTCAGTTGCAGGGCGTAGGCGATGCAATGAAAGAAGAGGGTAAGCTCACTGCTTGCAAGGTAACTGAAAGTACCGCTTACACTGCTGATGGAGACAGCGCATGGTTTGACATCGATGTAATCGACAAGGATTCTATGGAGCATATCTACCTCAGCTTCATCTTCCGTTTCAGCACAAACGAATAGAAGGAGGTAAGAAGTAATGAGAAATGAAAGAGCAGCAGCCGATTCAAGACACGCACGTACCGGTAAGGACGGAGCGTTCTATAGTGAGGACGGCGTTTTACTTGCTACGGTTGACACATTCACATCCAACGTAAACTGGAACAATGCAAAGTATAGCGTACTTGGAGATGCACAGGAACACGAGACAGCCAATACATTTGCTGTCAGCCTCACAATGTCTCAGATCGTAGTGGAGGACGACGAGTTTATCCAGGCACTTATGGAATCATTAGAAACACAGAATATGCCACACTGGAACTTCCAGGGCTCACTTCTCGGCCGCAATGGTTCCGAGGAACGTGTGGTTTACAAGGAGTGTATTCCTTCCGGACAGGTAGATATTCAGAATGTCACTGTCGGCGATGTTATCAAGAGAAACTGGAACTTCTTTGTCAACAGACCGCCTAAGTTACAGTCGTTACTCGGCGTAGACAGATAAGGAGTACCACATACGAAACCAGTAGGGGAGCCGGAGCGGTTCCCCTTTATTTAATCAAAAAGAATTGGAGGACATTCAAATGGCTAAAGAATTTGTAAAAGGCGTAACAGTAGGAGAGGCAACAGCTGAGGAGAATACTCAGCCTGCAGTAAGCACAGTGGAGACAAACGAAGAGGAAACAAAGCAGGTGATCAGAGCGAATGAGGAGGATTTCATCGCTGGTCTGATTGCGGCTGCAGATTTTGCTTCCGACGAAGAGGAGACACAGAGAATTGAGATTGTCAGAAACAACAAGCTCGCTTTTGCATTCTCTATCAGACCTCTCGGCTCAGAGGAGTACGACAAGTGCCGTAAGAAATTTACAAAGTATGTTCGTAATAAGCAGCTCGGTATCAAGATGCCGGAGGACACAGACCGTATCAAGTACCAGTCAGCAATCATCCACAAGGCGACTATCGCAGAGGATAGAGAGAAGTTATGGGACAACAAGAAGGTATGGCAGGCGCTTGAAAGCAAAGGATTTCAGATTATGTCCGGCCTGGATGTAATCGAGTACACACTTAAAGCTGGTGAGAAAGACCGCATTATTGATGCGATCGACACCCTCAGCGGCTACGAGAGCAACATTGAGGAAGTAGCAAAAAACTAATTGAAGCCGGGGGCAAGATGTGCTTGCTGCATCACATATTCCAAAAGACAGGAATAACCCCCGATGAATTTTACGAGAAACCGAAAGGCGTACAGGCGTTCATGCTTGCGTCTATGCGGATAACCCTAGAATCGCAGAAAGGAGGTAATGACGGTGGCGGAAACACTTAGAATCGAAATCCCTATTGAGACGGTCGATAATACCGATCCGGGAGTCTCCAACGCTACGAAGAAATTCGAGAAGATGGAACGAGCGGCCAATAGTGCGAATAGTTCAGCCAAGAAAGCGAGCGACACAGTTTCCAAGTTTGACAAGCAAGCTCAAAAAACCGAAAAGAGCCTGGCAAGCTGGGCGAAAGAAAAGTACGAAGTCCTGCTTGAAGCAAAGGAACGGATCAGTCCGGTACTCTCTACGCTGGGTAATGGGTTAAGGAGTTTTGCAGGGAAAACGTGGAGCGTTACAATGCGAGCGATTGACCTCATAACCTCCCCGGTTCGAGGGATCATAAACCTGTTGAAGAATCCGATCTTCCAAGTCGGAGCGGTCCTGGGAGTCAGTATCGGTCTGAAAGACACGATAGAGACATACAAGGACTTCGAGGCCGCAATGTCACAGGTCCAGGCTATAAGCGGAGCCACCAGCACAGAGCTTGTCAAACTGACGAATAAGGCGAAGGAAATGGGAGCAACCACGAAATTCACAGCCGAAGAGTCAGCACAGGCGTTTAATTATATGGCGATGGCTGGATGGAAAACCGACGATATGCTGAACGGTATCGAAGGTATTCTCAGCTTGGCGGCAGCTTCCGGAGAAGATTTGGCAACGACATCCGATATTGTTACGGATGCGCTTACGGCGTTCAATATGAAAGCCGGTGATGCCGGACACTTCTCAGATGTATTGGCAGCGGCTGCATCAAATGCGAACACGACAGTCTCCGGAATGGGCGAGACTTTCAAATATGCAGGTTCTATGGCAGGGTCGCTCAGTTACTCCATAGAAGATGTTGCCCTTATGACAGGCTTAATGGCAAATACCGGAATTAAGGGAACGATGGCCGGTACGGCACTCAACTCAATATTCACGAGATTATCGACGAACACCAATGGAGCGGCTGATGCTATGAAAGACTTAGGCATCAGCTTTTTTGATTCCAACGGACAGGCCAGGGATTTATCTGATGTGATGGGTGAGTTAAGGACGGCTACGGCAGGTATGACGGCAGAGCAGAAGTCAAACCTGGCAAATACAATCGCAGGAACACAGGCACAGAAAGGTTTGCTTGCTATCTTGAACGCCTCGGAAGAGGACTACAATAAGTTGGCAGATGCCATCAACAATGCAGACGGAGCAGCAGCGAATATGTCTGAAACGATGATGGATAACCTGCAGGGTTCTATCACATTGCTGCAGAGTGCAGTAGACGGAGTGAAAATCTCATTTGGCGAGAGGTTATCTCCATACGTGAGAAGCCTGGCAGATTGGCTTACCGATCAGATGCCAGCGGTTGAATCCGGTCTTGATGAAATGATGGACTGGGTAGATACAAAGGTGGACCGCATGAAGAAGAAATTCCATGACTTAACAGAGTCAGAAGAATGGAAAAACGCAGATTTCCTCGGCAAGGTGAAACTGAGCTGGGATGAATTTATTGCTGATCCGTTCAAGGAGTGGTGGGACACCAAAGGAAAGGCAAAATTTGCTGATTTCGCCGGAGACATCGGAAAAGGCATCGGTAGCGGAATTAAGATCGGCGTTATGACAATGCTCGGTATTGACATCTCGGAAACATTCGACGAGGGAACCAGCATCGGAGCGTCGTTCGCTAAAGGATTCTCAGAGGGATTTGATTTCGATGCCGTGTCTGCGAAGTTGATGGATGGACTCGGTAATTTAGTATCAAATGCGGGCAAACTGCTTCCGGGCGGTAAGTCTGCAGATTTGTCGTCTGTATTCTCAGCGGTATTGCTCGGTAAGATTGCCAGTCCGTTTATTAGTCTTGGCAAGGGAGCAATCAGCCTGGGGAAAGCAGGAAAGACGGTCTTAGGTTCGGGAACCGGAGAGATGGGACTTGGGACAGCGATGCTTGGTTCGTCCGCAATGGGTACCGGACTTCTCGGAAAGTCAGCAATGCTGGCAATCAACCTCGGAGCAGGAAACCTGGCCGGGGGAGCATCACTAAGCGCAGGAGCTTTATCTGCAGTCGGAATGGGTGCAGGAGCAGGAGCGATTGCCGGTGGTGCAACACTCGTAAGTAGTGCAATGGATTTGTATAAATCTATCAAGTCCGATAATAAGGACGAGAAAGCCGCTTACGGCGGTTCAGCCGCTTGGAAAGCAGGCGGTGTAGCAGCTGGTGCGGCGGCCGGTGCAGCACTTGGTTCTGTAATTCCTGGTCTTGGTACAGCGGTCGGTGCTTTAATCGGTGCCGGTGTCGGAGGTATCGCAGGATGGATCAAGGGCAACAAGGTCAAAGAAGAGTACCAGGATAATGTTGAAGAAATGCAGAAGGAAGCTGAGAAAGCTCAGAAGATTTTCCAGGCAACCGGTTTGTCAATCGAAGATGTACGATTTCAGAATAAGGCTCTGCAGGATGCTATGAACGATAGCGAGGTTTCTGCGGAGCAGTTTTCAGCCATGTTCCAGGAAGAGTGCGAAAATGTGGCAAAGAATGCTTTTGGAAAGATTAAGTTATCCCTGGAAGAGGTCAAGAGTATTGCGAGTGATATTACATTCGGTGATATGACGGACGGACTGAACACCTTCACAACTGCAACCAGCGACACACAGCAGGCACTTAGCGACCTGCAATCATCAGTATCAACCTTGAAAAAGGAGAACTGGAAAGTCAGCTTAGGAATGAAACTGGACGAACTGCAGAAGGACGATTACAAGAGCGCAATCGAAAACTTCATCAGTGATAGTCAGTCCTATATTGACAACAACCATTACGAGGCTACAGTCGCTTTGAAGCTGCTTACTGGAACCGACGCAGATACTAGCGGTCTCGACAGCTACTATGGCAGCATGAAGAAACAGCTGGACGATTTGGGAAAAGAACTCAGCGGAAAAGTGGATATTGCCTTAGAAGATAGTGTTATCAGTCTTGACGAGTCTGCAGAAATTCAGAGCTTGCAGGATCAGATTTCTGCTATCACAGGAAAGATTTCGCAGGCCAGGACGGATGCGGAATTTGACACATTGAAGATTAAGTATTCCGGCGCAGAGTTGGATATGGATAGTTT